CGAAGGAATATAAACTAATATCTCTTTCTCTAACCTTAAATTTACTATAGTATTTTTGTAATTTTGCTATTTTCTCTTCACTTATTTTACCTGTTTTAATTTCATTATATTTTAATCCAGTCCAAATTTGATTATATTTATTCTTAGCTTCTTTTTTACTACCCTCTAGTTGAATATGTAAAACCCCATAACCTAATTTAGCAGCCCACATACCAGAATGTCTTAATGCTGTTGATTTCCCTGTTCCTGAGGGCATTATCCATAATGCAGTATCACCTTTATCTAAACCACCATAAGTTATATCATCTAATGGATCAATACCAAACGGGACCTTCTCATGAATCATATGATTTTCTTCATTACTATTATGATCCATATCTTCCCAGAAACTTCCCATAACATTAGTAAAAGCATCAGTATCCTTAAGTATTAGGAAATCATTAATCTCTTGGCTTTCTTCAGCTAATAATTTAATCGATTCATCCTGTTTACCATTGTTAAACATTTCTGCTACTTTGGTATGAAGAATTTCAAATTTAACATGTTTTATATAAGACTCTAATCCAAGAAGAATATCATTGGCATCAACAAGATCACATTCTTTTATTTCATCCAGTATTCTCTGAACATTATCATCTCCTCTATTTTGATTACTTACAACACCTACCGATGGAGATGTCCCTGATTTTTTATAATAATTAACTAATGATTTAAGTATTTTCTTATAGCTAATTAGCTCATTAGGAATGTATTCATATTTTAAATGAACACTGACTATATCTAGAATACTCTTTTTTACAAAACAAAGCTTATATAACTCCTGAAGAAATTTATCCGTTAAATAATATCTTTCCATACCAAATATAATTTTAAATTAAATATAATGTATTTTTAATGTATTTGACTTTTCTTTTAAATTGGTTAATCCAAAGAACGAAGACATAGCACAATCATCTTTTCCTGATACACTTTCTAATTTGCCCGTGTCGTCAATGAACGTAATTGAATTAAATTCTTGACATAATGTTTCAACAACTCTTTTACTTTTTTCATCTCCAACTGGCAATACTATATCTCTTCTTTCAAATAGAGCTGCTAAACTTGGTAATCCTGAATATAAATCTTTCTTAATATTAGAAGTAGTGGTAAAACCTTCAATATTTGTTACTCCACGGGTTCTAACCATTTGGATAATGGTTCTTTGAAAACCATTATCTTCAGCTATAATCATATTAGGTTTAAACCTACTATTTATATTTATAATTTGGCCCACTTGTCTTTCTACACTAAGACCCTTTTCTCTAAACATATACAATAAATAATATTTATTATCTTCACCTACTCCCCAAACTGTAAATACAGAATAGTCGGCTCCAATACTTGCTGATATAGCAAAATCACAACCTACCACAACTCTTTTAAATTTAATTGGGAATGATTCTATATTTTCAACTAATCGTAACTCTGAATTATAACAATTTCTTAAGAATTCCCAAGGGAAAATAGAAGCTGCATCTGATATTGGTTTTACTAAATACTCTCTAGAAAAAATTAGGGATCCTAACGACTCTTTTTCTTCCATTAATCTTTTATAGGAAAGTCTTTCTGGTGCTAATAATTTACCTTCTGAATCTATCGCTGGATATTCAAATACCCTGAATCGTTTATCTTGCTTTAGCCAATAATATAAATCATCATCTGAAAATGGTGTACCTGATATTATTATTTGTCCACCGGGTTCTAATGCTGGCATAGTTTCAGCATAGAATAATTCTGTTTTTATTTTTTCTCTTTGTTCTTTACTATAGATAACTGATTTATCTAAAATATCATCCATTACTATCCATCCGGGGTGTAATCCACGAGGACCAGCATCTTTAGTTCTTAAATCAATTACACATCCATTTTTACTCCTCATCCCCTCTTTACCCAAATCTGAAATATGATCTGGTCTAAGTTTCCATCCTACAAGATCATTCATTCGAATTTCTTCCACAAGCTCTTCAAGAAGTTTTTTTGTCAATGTCATAGTATTTGACATTAAAACACCCCACTTATTTAATTGATTTTCTCTTCTGGTGATTCCGGGAGCTAATTTAGAAGGACTATCATATCTATACATTCTCCATAGAGGATATCCTTTTTTCCCAAATTCAAATGAATTATGAATAACAGTCCCATCTTTTAATAAAAATAAATGATCATCATCACATTCAAATCCAATATATTCTCCCTTACCTAAATATTCAACATCTAAACTACTGTTTTGATAATCATATCTAGGTTTCTTATATTTTATTTGTTTTCTTTTAATTTTAGTAGGAATATTCCAAACATCTCCAGATATTTTTAAGATATAAGTAGTAAATTCTTTACCCTTAGAAAATTCCGAAACAGCCGTTATACTTCCTATATTTGCTCTAAATCCTAAACTCCAACATAATTGTTGTACCTGTTTTGTTAAATTAATATTAACTTGAGAAAATATAAAAGACCTGCCACTACTATTCACCGTTCCATCTGAATCAATTAATCCAGCCAATAACTCTAATCTTTGATTTTTTAACCCTTTTAAATAAACATCTGGAATATGTTTATTCTTTATTAAATTTAATTCTTTTA